CCACAAGTAACCACAAGTGAACCACAAGTAACCACAAGTGAACCACAAGTAACCAATAATAAAAACAAGAATAAAAATAAAAACAAGAACAAGAATAAAAACAAGAACAAGAATAAAAATAAAAATGACGATGATGATGAATCATCATCTATGGCATCGTCATCGTCATCACCGACATCGAAAGAAGATGAATTTTCGTTTTTAAGAAATGAAGTTGAAGAATTACGGCACGATAACTCGTGGTTAGAAATCGTTGCGATGCAATTTCATTTGACGAAAATGGACGTAATCCAGAAAACAAACGATTTTGAAACGAATTGCATAATGAATGGGCAAAAGAACCATAACGGCACTGCCGATGTTAAAACTCACTTTTGCAATTGGTTGAGAATTAACCTAAGACAAAATAATCATGCCAACAATTACACCCGAATTTCTCAAGATGAGCTTGAACGGCAAAAACGCGATACCGAGTTTGCCGAATACGCAAGGGAAAAAATGCTCTCTGACGACCAAACATATGAACTTCCTTTCTCAGTACAAGACGGCTGAACAACTTATGACGAGTTATAACCCCAGTATGCAAGCAACATGCGCAAAACAAAAAGAACGTTGTGTTACAGGTAATAGTCCAACGCTTGTTGATTTTAAACGCATATTTGGAGATAACAAAGCTGAATTGTGGCTTGCAATACAGCTCAAAGATTTTTCGGAATATACAGGTGTAAAGAAGAAACTCACAACATTTCAAATTGAAGACACCGCAAGGGTTATTCTTTCTGATTTCTTCTATCTGAAAATGTCTGAGGTGTTGCTTTTCTTCGCTTTCATGAAAGGAGGGCGGTACGAACGTTTCTATGGCGCGGTTGACCCACTTGTAATAACATCTTCACTCAGAATGTTTCTACGCGATAGAGCGAAAATAATCGAACAACACGAAAAAGAAGAGCAAGAGCGAAAACGTCAAGCAGAAGCAAAAGAACGCGAAAGTGCCGAAACGATGAATATCGAAGAATGGGAATTATATAGACCTTATTTTAAACAAGGTTTTTCAATTCAAGAATGGAAGCAAATGCAAAATAACGCGTAGAACCCACTTTATTTCAAGCCTAACGCAATTTTATGTTGCGTGCGCATAAGTTATAAGGTTAAACATAAAAGAACGCTTAAAACGCAAAAAATGAATTGGACAAAAGAACAAGAACAAGCATTGATAAGATGCTATCCAGAATGTACAATGGAAGAACTTGTCATTTTGCTTGATATGCCAGCTCACGCGATACGCAATAAAGCGGCAAAACTAAAATTAAAAAAAAACGAAGATTTACTTATGCATATCAAGAGCCAACAAGGTAAGCGAAATGCGAAACACTTGCATACAGAAACGGCAAAGGAACGCATGAAGCAAAGCATTCGCAATATGGTGAGATTAGAAAAATTGAGAATCAAGTATAACTTGCCACGTAAAACGAGAAAAATTCTCACATTGATGTCTCCTCGCGAATGTAGGCAAAAAGCGCGTAGGCTTTATTATTTGCGCCTTAAGGGGTACGAAACTGATTGTAATAGCAATATAATCTACTACAACAACGAAACAAAACGTTCGACAAAAACAGAAAAAACCTATACGAAGTTAGGGTACATTTTTAAGCAGAAAAATGAATAAATTCAACAAACTCTACATAACGAATGACAACCCCTACAAAAGATTTGTCTTAACCCAACAGGGCGAAGCGTATTTCAGAAAATATTTCCCAGTAACAGATAATGATACAATAGCTCAGAATTTAGGTTGCTCAAAGAGAGCGGTAGTAAAATTTGCACAGACATTGGGAATAAAGAAAGATGCTACATATATCAGTCAATGTTGCCGACACGCTGCAAAATGCGTATCACAACGTGATTTTGAAAAATTCCTCGCTGGCGGCAGAAAATTCCATAAGACGAAAAAGTTTCAGGAAATGATGCAGGCTATACAAGAAAAGCTCAGAAGGACAAGACGAATGGAATACATAAGGTTGCTAAATGGTGATAGCCAAAGAACAAAGATTCGATTTCGTGAGCCTTATAGCGCAAAACGAAAATGGTATCGTACAGCAATGAAGCGAAGGCATTATATACCCGAAACTGCAAAATATTCTCTTGTGTTCTATTACACAGATGACACGAAACGAAATCTTGAAGTTGAAAACAATGCACGCAAGGTAGGTTTCACCTTTCACCCTTTCAGATGAAATACACGAAAGTTACAATCTTTTGGAAGTGCAATCGAGCCACGCGTCACAAAATTTGCAATCGTTTCGGAATCAATCCTGAGTACGTTAATGTAGGTGGCGAAACACCAACTGCAATTCTAACAGAATATTTACCACTCCTACAAGAGTGCGAAAATAGAAGCTTTCTAAAAATAAGAAACAAAAGACAAAGTTACTAAAGTTATTCACACTAAATTATTCTCATAAAATGATAATCCCAACTAAAAAACTTATTCCCGAAGCAAAGCTACCTGAACAACAACACGCACAAGATGCTGGCTTCGACCTTTATGCAACAAGCAAAACGCTTGACCGCGCACACAGGGCAACCATTTACGGCACTGGTCTTGCCTTCGATATTCCACGAGGTTTTGCAATGTTTATTTATCCGCGCTCATCATGCTTTAAGAATGGAGCATTACAAGCAAATTGCGTGGGCGTGATTGATAGCGGTTATCATGGCGAAGTACACGTTGTGATGAAAGGTTTGAATTGCGAATACGAAGTTGGCGAGCGCATTGCACAAGCCATTGTAATGCCTATTCCCAAAGTGGAATACTTTGAAGTAACTAACGATTTCGCTATATCTGAACGCGACAAAAGAGGATTGGGTTCAACAGGCAAAAATTAAGCATTATGAAAGAAAAATTAGCACCAACGGAACAGATACCAAACGAAGTTCGCATTCTTACCAACGTTGCGTTTCTTATGGCTGATGTAACAGACACGTTTTTGTTAGACGCTTATAGCCGTGTTAAAAGTTTAGGCATGGACTTCAAGCGCGAAGAAAAGCAGAAGTGGAAACGAGCCGTAGAGCAGACACGTTTAGCTCGCAAGGCATGGCAAGGAGTAGCAGAGCAGATGTATAACGTTCCTGATGTTGACACAGCGTGCGAAGATAGCGATTTCTTTGCAGATGTCTTACTACTCATGGTTGACCGCGTAGGAGACAAGGACGAACGGCAACAAATGGTGCGCAACTTCTTAAAGCGCATGAAATCAGAAATTCACATTTACGAGAAACTTTCACACAATAAGTTATAACTACTATAAAACCAACAATGAACGACTTTTATGAATTTAGAATTAAAGAATACGAAGGTTGATTCACGGATATCTATGCAGTACAAGGCAAAGCATGGTTTGGCTATATGACAATTAAAAAGTTCTCAGCAAGTATTACGAACGATGAGGAATTATGGTGGGCGAAGGCTTGCGCAGAGAACCTCTTAGACGAACTGCAAAAAGAACAATAAACGATAATACCCATGTTAAAAGACGTACTGATAATTCTTTTTTACGCCCTTTTTTACTCCACGACCCTATATGTCGTGCTACGGTTCACGTATAAGCTCGGCCGCTACCGAGCCGAAGAGGCAATGGCCGATGAAGTGGCGCGCCTTCGACAATCGTGTTGGAAAGAAGGCTACACGATTGGTCGTGAACAAGGATACACAAGAGGCCGTGATCGCGGCCACAAGGAAGGCTATCGTGAAGGTTACGCGAAGGGCCGTGCCGAGGGCTATGACGATGGCCGAAGATACGAAGCCATTACCGAGCATAACAGAGAACAATTTGAAAAGATGATTGCAGAACATGACTACAATATCAAGCAAAGTTAGTGCATGGACAAGGCGCAAATGTGACGGTAAGCTAATGTTTCCGCGTACCGTTGCAGCGCACCTTTACGAGATTGATGCTTACGATAGCTCAATACTCACAGAGAGCGACATTCAGCAAATTAATAACTACAAAAGAAATCATTTATCAAAATGAAAATGTACAAATTAACGAATGAAACGATTGTACACTTCGGATTTACACTTTATCGAATTGAAGCTTTAATGGATTTTTCTGATGTGAAGACTGGCGATAAAGGAGGGTTCGTGCAATCCGAGAATAATCTCTCACAACTTGGTAACGCTTGGGTTTATGGCAATGCTAAGGTCTATGGTAATGCTAAGGTCTATGACAATGCTGTGGTCTATGACAATGCTGAGGTCTATGGCGATGCTGAGGTCTATGGCGATGCTGAGGTCTATGACAATGCTAAAGTCTGTGGCAATGCTAAGGTCTATGGCAATGCTGACGTCTTTGACAATGCTGAGGTCCGTGGAGATGCTGAGGTCTATGGCAATGCTG